CGGCCGCGACCACGGCGAAGCCCTTGCCGTGCTCGCCGGCACGGGCGGCCTCGATCGCCGCGTTCAGCGCCAGCAGGTTGGTCTGGTAGGCGATCTCGTCGATGATGCCGATCTGCTCGGCGATCCGTTTCATCGCATCGACGGTCTCCTGCACCGCCTGGCCGCCCTCCTCGGCCTGGCGGGAGGCACCGGTGGCCATCTCGTCGGTGACGCGGGCGTTGTCGGTGTTCTGTTCGATCGAGGCGGACATCTGCTCGATCGACGCGGAGGTCTCCTCGACGCCGGCGGCCTGTTCGGAGGCGCCCCGGCTCAGCTGCTCGGAGACGGAGGACATCTGCCGGCTGCCGGAGGCGACGTTGCGGGCGGTGTCGGCTACGCCGCCAATGACTTCCGCAAGCTGTACGGCCATCTCTCGCAACGAATGCTGCAACCGCCCGATTTCATCATTCGATGTCACCTCGACCCGCTGCGACAGGTCTCCCTGGGCCATGCGGTCCGCCGCAACAGCTGCACGATCGAGCGGCCCGACGACCAATCGATTCAGGAGCCACAGCAGCAGTCCAAGCAACACGACTACCGCGACGACGCCGATCAAGGCGGCGAAATTACGTATATCGGCAATCGATGCCAGAATGACGTCGGTCGGTACGGCGATCTCCAGCATCCAGGGCGTATCGCTGCCGCTGACGGTAACGGGCGTATAGGTACGATAGAGTTCACCCCCCGTTTCGGGATCGACCAGGGTTTCGTGGAAGACGTCTCCAGACACGATGCGCGCCTTGACCTGATCGAAGGTGCCGGTGTCACTCACACTCTGACCAAGCAGGGCGACATCGGGGGTGCTGACATAAAGGCCGCCGGAAGAGATCAGACTCGCCCGGGAACCGTCGAAGGGCTTGATCCCGGAAATGGCTTCATGCACACCGGACAGGGGCATATCGACGCCGGCCATACCGAGAAATTGCCCGTCGATCATGATGGGGACCACGAAGCTGGTCAATAACACCTCTTCGCCGGCGATCGGGTAGAAATAGGGATCGGTCAGAACGGGTTTGCCGGTCTGCTTGGGCAGCAGGTAGTAGTCGCCATCGCCCGGCACTTCATAGCTGACGAGCGGTTCGACCTCCACGGCACCGCTGCCATTCGTCCAATAGGGAATGTAACGGCCCGTTTCGTCATGGGCCTTGGCATTGACATAGTCGGCATCGTGGCCATCGAACGCATCGGGTTCCCACAGCGTATAGACACCGACCAGTTCGGGGTTGTCGATCAACACCTGGCGCAGCATGGCATCCGCCGCCCTGCGATCCGTCAGTCCTTCCAGCTTCAGGCCGGCCAAGGCACCGGCCAGGGTTTGGGCTGTTCGCATGGACGTTTCCAGAGCGGTGCCGACCTGCTCCGCTTCGGCACGGGCCGTTTCATTCACCTGTTCCAATATGGCCTGCTCATGCTGTCCCCTCTTAAGATAATACCCAGGGCATCCGTAAGATAATGCGGGTTTTGGTGGGTCTTGGAAGGTTTTAACGGGATAGGAAATGAAATGGTGATTTCAATTATGACGCGGAGATTTGGGAGGGCGCGCGGCTCATTCGCCCCGGCCCTTCCGAAAGCGCTTGAGCTTCACTGAGCACCAGGCGCTGAGCCAGAGCCATCCACCCCAGGCGGCGACCGCCGCAACCCCACATACCGCGATTGCATCCAGGAAGCCGAGCGACGTGGCGTGCGTGGTGAGGTTCGCACCGATTACGATCACGAGGATGGTCATGCCGACCAGGAAAAAGAACTTTTCCGTCTCCCTGCGTGAGCGCTCGGCAGCCATGGCTCGTTCCAGGGCGTAGTTATAACCGCACTTCCTGCACTCCGAAGCGTTCACTGCAACCCCACGCCAGCCACAGGCTTTGCAGGGGTGTAGGTGGGGGCTGTCCGCCGGTGGGTTGTACCCCTCGACTCGTGTATGGTTATGGATATCATTCCCTGCGATTTGATGCCCTTCTCCCTGGATGACCTGATGAATTGCCGCCGTACGGTGGCTGCCATCACTGCTCACTTCTTGTGCCTCCCGCCAATGCTGACACCCCCGCTGTTTTCGATATTTCCGCCTGCGACCTGATGCCCCTCACCCTCTATGTTTTGGTGGACATTACTGGAGCTTGGCCGGGGGTTGTGCCTGTCATTCGAAGAGCTGTCCTGCTCGTCACCCGCGTCAGGTTGGCCGCTTTTCTGACCTGATCGACCGGAGCTTGGGTCTTGGGCGGGAAGGAAATCTTTGTATCGTTCGAAGTCAACCAGCGCTATCTGCACGAGATGTTCAATTTCTTCATCTATTTCAGGTGTCCAGACTTGGCCTTTAGGGAGACGACCAATGATGCGGTTGTAGACCATAGCGGCGTAAGCGAAGATTTGAGGGCCCTGCATGAATCTTTCATAGCCAGCGCCCTTCTCCTTTCTGACTTTATCCGCCGCGTCCAGCAATACGTCACCAACTATCTCTAGCATTTTAGGGCTGATCTGCCCTTCGTCTAAGGGTACTTCCAGCAGGTCGGCCTCTTCACCCCAAAGCAGATAGTTGAGCGACACCACCTCAAACTCTTGCGCAAATTCCACCAGCTTGTCGTAGGGGATGGTTCCGCGTTTCCGCCAGCCTGATATCACCTGCCTGGAAGTGTTCAAGGCCTCCGCCAGAGCGGCGTCGCTCTTTGCCCCTGTGAGACGAGCAACCCGATCCAAGATGGCATTGATCTCTATAGCCTCGCGCAGAGAAGAAGAATCTGTTGACATCTGTAATCACCATGCTTACATTAAGTACACACGGCGCTTACATACGCCATGCAGTTACACCAAGGATACCGGAGAAAATCGCAATGAACGACATCAAGTATGCCCCAGGGCCTGAACTGTACCTCTGCGTCAGGGCCGGCTTTGTCACTCAAGGGACCTCTCTGACCAGTTGGTGCAAAAAGCGAGGTGTGAATGCCTCGAATGCAAGGGCTGCCCTGGCTGGTGCCTGGAACGGCCCTAAAGGCAAGCGGCTTCGCAAGGAGCTGCTTGAGGCCTCCGGAGTCATCGAGACCGAGGCGGCTGACCTCGCCAGCTCTTAACAGCATAGGTGGCGCGTGACGCGCCGAATAGAGTCAAAGTAATTCTTTGTTTGGAAAGCATTAAATGGGAGGTTATCCAATGGCGGGGCGAAATTGGAAACGCCGACAGCCAGGGTCAATTCGGCAGGCGATGGAGTGGAACCTGGAATTCGCCAGGGCCAAGCATCAGCGCTCGGTCGAGCGGGTTGCCGATCTGATGGGGCTCACCACCAAGTGGGCGTTATACAAGTGGATGGAATCGGGTCGCATGCCTGCAATTCTGATCCGTCCTTTCGAGCAGGCGTGCGGGATCGACTTCCTCACCCGCTACATCGGCCACTCAGGCCACAAGCTGTTGATCGATATTCCGACTGGCAAGCGAGCCAGCGGGGATGACATCAACGCTTTGCAAGCGTCCTTTGCGGAAGCCGTCGGTCTACTCCTGCGCTACTACAGCGGTGATGTTGATGAGAGCGAGACGGTTGGCGCGCTCTACACCGTGATGGAGCAGTTGGCCTGGCACCAGGGCGCCATAGCGCGGCATCAACAGCCAGAATTCGATTTTTGTGCAGATGGAGAAGCAGGACCATGTTGAGCAAACCGGAAATGAATCAACGGCATCTTTTGGTACTGACAGCACTGGGCGGGCTGAGCCAAGGCGAGGCAATGGCGGTTCTAGGAGGCGTTATGCAAGAGCTGGCAGGTCAGCCTGCAAGCGAAAAGCCCCGCTCCACTACCGAAGAACTGATTACGCGCCGATCCCGGCTGAAAGTGGAAAAAGATCCCGAAATTCGAGATCTCGTTCATAGCCTCAGCAGGGAGCCGGTTGGGCGGATCGCCGAAGAGTGCAAGGCGCGATTTGGCGATCGTGCCCCCAGCAAAAGCGCCATTTATAGCTACATCAAAAGGCTTGAACGGCGCCGGACGATCGGGGAGTGAATATGAGTGATCAACTGAACCAATCTGTCAGCAAGGCAATGGGGTTGTTCGAGACCTTATTGAACGACGGCTTTCAGGGCAAAGGCCTGGCAGAGATGGCCGCTACAGCAGGGGTCTCAACCTCTACGGCCTGGCGCCTGCTCAAGACTCTTGAGGCGCACGGTTGGGTGGTCGAGGTTCCGGTTGCTGGCAGCAAGCTGAGCCGGTGGAAGGTCTCTACGCAACTGGCCGCCATAGCCCATGCGTACCAGAGAGACACCTTGAGCCGTGTTCAGGCGGTCCGCCAAGAGTACCGACAAGTTACAGGAGAGGAATTGCAGCATGGTTAAGAAAGTACAACCACACGAAGACTTGCAGGACCAGGTTGCCCAAGCCGATTTGGCTGAGCAGCAACTGGAGAACCGGGCGCTGCTGGAAGGAGCCGAGAAGGCGGAATTGACACGGTACAGCGATGATCGGGACTTCGTTAACCGCCTTCTGGGGCAGGCCGAGGCTTATAGCTCAATCGCAAAATTCTCCAACGTCGTCGGTTTGAGTAAGCTCGCCTACATTAAGGAAAACCAGCTATATAAGGCATTTAAAGGGAAATCAGCCATATCTCCCAAGGGGGAGAAAATCGCCGACGTCGGAACTTGGGAGGGTTTCTGCAAGCTGGCGGGGACATCAAAAAGCAAGGCTGATGATGACCTAAAGAACTTGGCTGCGTTTGGAGAGGAAGCCCTGGAAAGCCTCAAGTCTATTGGGGCTGGCTATCGAGATCTTCGCAAGCTGCGCCAACTCCCTGAGGAGGAGCGAGAGCTGATTATCCAGGGCGAGGTGGTCAAGGTCGATGACAAGGAAACGCTGGTTGACTTGATCGAAGAGATGGCCGCACGCCACGCCAAGGAAAAGGAGAGCCTGAAGGAGCAAGCCGAAACCAGTCGCCAGGAGCTGGAGGCATCCCGCCGGGTCACACAGGACAAATCCTCGCGCATTGCCGAGCTTGAGGAGCAGCTGCACCGGCGTCAAACCATGAGCCCCGATCAGCGCGTGGAGGACTTTTCCCGGCGGTTAGAGGCGGCTGGCCTGCGGGCCCGCTCGGCGCTGCTGGAGCCGCGCTCCGTGATGGTCGAGATCCTCGATTGGCAGGACGCTCCCCGCGAGTTGCGGCATGCCTGTGCGCAGCAAGTCGCCCGGCTGCGGATCGAGCTGGACCAGCTTCAGATCGAGTTAGGACTGGAGCCGGTCGACCTGGATGTTGACGACAGCTGGATGGAGGAGGTCGAGCAATCATGACCGCCTTCAGCGCTGACGAAATCCGGCACTTTGATCGCGTAGCTGCCGAGCTGCGGGACGCACCACGCGGCAAGAAAGGCGAGATCGTGTCCCGCGCTGCCCAGTTTCTGGGGTGCTCAAAGGACCGGGTATATCGTGGCCTGAAAGCCGTGGGCTGGGAGTCGCAGCGCCAGAACCGGCAGGATCGTGGCTGTAGCCGTGTGAGCCGCGAAGAGGCGGCCATGGTGGCGAGCATCATGCGCCAAAGCACCCGCGACAGCGGCAAACGGTTGTTGTCTGTGGAAGATGCTCTGGAGATCGCTCTGGCGAACCCGGCCAGCGGTGTCAAAACCCAGGCCTCAGCCGACACCTATGCCCGCGTGATGCGCGAGCATGGACTGCATCCTGACCAGGTTGCTCGCGCTACGCCCTTTACCCAGATGCGCAGCCCCCACCCTAATTACGCACACCAGTTCGACGTCTCGGTGTGCGTTCTCTACTACCTGGATAAAGGCGGCCTTGCGGTGATGGATGAAAAGCGGTTCTACAAGAATAAGCCGGAGAACGTTGCCGAGGTGTCCAACCAGCGGGTGCTTCGCTACTTGATCACTGATCACTACTCCGGCGCGTTCTACGTGGAGTATTTCCAGGCGCCTGGCGAAAACCAAGAGACGCTGTTCGAGTTCCTGATGAGCGCCTGGCCCAAGCGGGCACATCCTCATGACCCCTTCCATGGGGTGCCGGAGATGATGGTCTGGGATGCAGGCAGCGCCAACCAGTCGCACCTGATCCGCAACCTACTAGATAGGCTTCAGGTCACTCATAAGGCGCATACGCCTGGCTTGCCACGCGCCAAAGGACAGGTCGAGCGAACTCACGATCTGGTAGAGCGTAGTTTCGAAGGCCGCCTATCTCTGATGAAGGTCGAAAGTCTGGATGCCCTGAACGCTGCGGCCCACACATGGATGCGCCACTGTAACGCCACAAAGATACATACGCGCAGCGGCACCACTCGTTATGGGCTATGGCAAACCATAAAGCCAGATCAGTTACGGATTTGTCCGCCGCGTGAGCTCTGCGAGCAGCTGCTGCGCACCAAGCCTGAGCCTCGACAAGTAAAGGGCGACCTAACGGTCTCGTTCGCCATCAAAGGTTATGACCGCATGGCTTATTCGGTTGCGGATCTGCCAGGCGTTCGAATTGGCGAGACGGTGATCGTCTCAGTGAATCCCTACCGGGCACCCAATGTGTTCGTTTCCCTGGGAGAAGGTGGGGAGCAGTTCGAGTGCCAGCCCCTAGAGCGCGATGCCGCTGGCTTTTATCTGGATGCGCCGGTGTTTGGCCAGTCCTACGCGAGCAAGCCGGATACCGACGTGGACAGCAACCGCAAAGCCATGGACAAGGCCGCCTATGGCGTCGAGACCCAGCAGGAAGTCGACAAGGCGCGAGCGAAGCGGCGGACTGCCTTCAATGGCGAGATTGACCCCATCGGCTACCTCGATGCCGCCCCGCTGCCGGCTTACATGGATCGCCCTGGTACGCCGCTGGATGTAGCTCAGGCGGCACCCGCAACCCTGGCCCCGATGCCCCTGATTGAGGCGCTGAAGGCTCTACGGGCCCGCCTAAACCGACCGCTGAGCGCCGATGAAAGCGACCGTGTGAAGGCCCGGTACCCGGATGGCGTGCCGGAAGAACAACTGGATGACCTGGTGGCCTGGCTGACTGATGGACCCAAGACATCCCCAACTCTGGCTGTGGCCCGATAACCCTTAGGAGGCTGGAATGCTTGCAACCCACACCCACCACAACCCTGCCGGCGAGGTTCAGCCGGACTACCGCCCGATCCGGGCCAGGCGCTTGCTTGCAGATCTGGGTAAACGGCAGATGGACTTGGCGGCGAACGTGGTATTGACCAGTGGTCGGCACCCGTCCAACGCCACCATTACCCACCTGCTGCGGGGCGGTGTGTGGCCTGCCCGGACGCCGAAGCCGTTCCTACGTCGCCAGATTGAGGAGTTCCTGCGCCAGGCTGGCGCAACAGAAGAGGAGGTAAGAGTGGCATTTGAACCCGATGACGAGAACCCCGGCCCGGTGCGCCCAATCCGCCAAGACAGTGCGCACCTAAGCCGGAGCCTCGCTCCGATCGCTGAAGAAGACATTAACCAACTACCGGAGAAAGTGATGTTAACACAGATGGCTCGCCGTCATTTCGGCCTGTTTCGTGACCCCTTCCAGGATGATGTCCAGGGCGCCGAGGATGTCTTCCTTGCCCCGGACCAGCGTTACATCCGCGAGCACATGTTCAGCACTGCCAAGCATGGAGGCTTCCTTGCCGTTATCGGTGAGTCGGGCGCTGGCAAGAGTGTGCTGCGTCGGGATCTGATCGACCGCATTCAGCGGGAGGAGCACCCGATCACCCCCATCTTTCCCCGCACCATCGACAAGGAGCGGCTGACCGCGAGCGCTGTCTGCGACGCCATTATCGAGGATATCTCCCAGGAGCGTCCCAAGCGGTCCCTGGAGGCCAAGGCGCGCCAGATCGAGAAGCTGCTGACTGGCTCCAGCCGGGGCGGTAACAGCCATGTGTTGATCATTGAGGAGGCCCATGACCTGACCGTTCCGACGCTGAAGTACCTCAAGCGTTTCTGGGAGCTGGAGGACGGCTTCCGGCGGCTGATCTCCATCATCCTGATTGGCCAGCCCGAGCTTCGCGGCACCTTGGACGAGCGCCGTAACTGGCAGGCCCGCGAGGTGATACGGCGGATTGGGATTGCCGATCTCGCCCCGCTGGACGCTCACCTGGAGGGTTATCTGGGAATGAAGTTCAAGCGCTTGGGCAAGGAGGCTGGTGATGTATTCGACGCTGACGCCTATGACGCCATGCGCGAGCGTCTGACCCTTCGCAGCCGCAGCAGTCAGAAGGCGGTCTCGATGCTCTACCCGCTGGTTATCAACAACTTCACCGTCAAATGCATGAACATGGCCGCCGAGCTGGGTCAGCGCAAAGTCAACGCCGATGTAGTGAAGGGGGCCTAAAGGCATGACGATCTACAACGAACAGTATCTGGAGCACTACGCGGACCGATTTCTAGAGTTAGACCTGTACAGCCACGGCGTCACGTTGGAGCGGTATCTCTTTGACCCTGCCGGATGCGAGTTCGCCGTGTTTGAGCTGAGGCCAATAATACACGCTGCTGAGGCCGAGCAGGCGAGCTCGGAAAGGGAGGCGAAGGAACAGGCCGCCATGGCACCGCGCTGTCATGCGTGTGGGTCCGTTACGCAGAGCAACGAATTGCTGAGTCTGCTCTGCGAGGAGTTGCAAACGGCGATTCCGGAAAAGCTCTGAGAGCGTCTCTGAGGCCCTCAAAGGATTGAGGGTCTAACGACCCGACTCGAAATTTTTACACGCGTGAACGAGCCGTTAAACATGTTTTAAACAAGGTTGCCGGGGCGACCTGAAAGAGAAGGACGATCTACCAGACGGATATCCGAAAAATGACTCTGATTCGGAGAGCGCCCTGGACTCGGACGGGCGGGATCCTCGCTCAAAAGCACTGCACTTGGACAGCTGGTATCGGCTCCCGGATTATGGCACCTTCATACGTTCATGGCCATTTTGCAGTAACGTTCCGGCACCACCGGAACGGTTGACGTCTCCAGGCCGGCACCGTCACCCGGTGCCCGGCCTTCAACCTCCCCTCAGTTTCACAGCATTCCTCTCACTCCTGCTGAAGTGCTTCACGCTCTTCGGCTTTGCTGTTCGTGGTTCTCTAGCTGAAGGCTTTCAGGAGGAGGACCGCCATGCAGCCACCACAAGCACAAAGCACACACGACAATCTGATGACCGCCTATCGAGAGGGGCTCTTCTCTGATGAGGAGCTTTTGGCGGCAGCGGGTGGAGATCTCAGGACCCTGGTTGAGGAGTCACCTGAGACGGCTATCCGTCTGGCCGATGCCCTCAGTGGTGTGCGCCTTTATGTTCCGGCCCGACTAACGGAAGACAGCCGGCTTAGGGAGGCCGTTACCGAAGCTGAGGCCGAAACGGTTATAAGCCTGTACCGAACGGACATGCTTCACATCCCCCGTTTTACCTCTCTTCGGACAACCATTCGGCGCCGTCGAATAGTGGCCCTTCACCAGGAGGGTTGGAGCCCGTCGCGATTGGCTCTGCACTTCCAGGTCACCGAACGTCAGATCTATTCCATCTTGCGACGCTGCCGCCAAGAGGCTGCCCATGAGCATAGCCGGGGCGAGAGTCGCCCGGATGGAGCCAAGCAACCCATGCCCTCAACAGGGCGTTAAACCCAACGTAAGGAGATTTCAACGTGACCATGAACCTTAACCAAGCGCGGGTCATTGACCCGGTACTGACCGACGTCGTTCAAGGCTATCGCCATCCCGAACGAATCGGGCATGTGCTCTTTCCGCGTGTCCCTGTGTTGGCACGGGGTGGGCAGGTGATCGAATTCGGCAAAGAGTCCTTCCGACGCTACAAGACCCGTCGGGCACCAGGGACGAATACCAAGCGGTTGCAGTTTGGCTACCAGGGCAAGCCGTTCGTCCTGGTACAGGATGCACTCGAAGGCATGGTGCCCCTGGAGCATGTCTCTGACGCTCAAAACGTGCCAGGTATTGATCTGGGCACCGGCGCTGTCAATGAGGTGATGGACATCCTCACTCTGGCCCTGGAGATCGAGCAAGCCGAGCTTGCGACCAACCCGGAGAACTACGGCGTAGACAACAAAGTCACCCTCTCCGGTACCGACCAATGGAGTGACCCCAACTCGGACCCGGCGCAGCAGATCCGCGAATATCGTGAGGTGGTCCGCAGCCGAATCGGCACCCGCCCGAATGTGCTGGCGCTGTCCGCCTCCGGCTTCAACGCCCTGGTTGAACATCCGAAGATCGTTGATCGGTTCAAGTACACCTCCAGTGGCTCGATCACGACCGAGATGCTCGCGCAGCTGTTCAACCTTCGCGAGCTGGCTGTTGGTGAGGCGGTCTACATGGATGAAGGCAGTGCGGAGATGAAGGACGTGTGGGGTAACGAGGCGATACTGGCCTATGTCCCCGAGCAGGTGACGTCACGCCGCGCTCCTTCTTTCGGCTACACCTACACCCTGGAAGAGCACCCCATGGTCGAGGAGACCTACTTCGAACGCAACGCCAAGTCCTGGATCTATCCGGTGACTTATGAGCGGAAGCCAGTCCTGTCCGGGATAGATTCCGGCTTTCTGATCCAGGACCTGGTAGCAGCTGGCTAACGCCCGAGGAGTGAGGTTATGGCAAAGCAGGTTATACAGGCGCTGGATCGGCTGGAGTTGGCCGAGCTGAAGAAGCTCTCGGAGCGTGAGCTTCGCCACTTTGCCCTGCTGTGCGCGCATGGTTGCCAGCAGGCCGAGACGGAGCTGGCCAGGCGCCGGCCCTCCTTTGGTGAACGTCGGCGTGGACGTGACCGTGATGTGGTGAGCTTTGCGGGTGAGCGGAGTCAAGACGCGGTGAGCTTCGCCATGGATCTTAAACCAAGGCCAGCCCGGTCTCGATAGGAAGAGGTGACCATGAATCAGAGAGAGCCCGTTGTTCTCCAGATCGGGAGCCAACGCCACCAGGGCTGGCAGGAAGTCCGCATTCGCCTGTCCCTGGAGCAGATCGCCGACAGCTTCGAGCTAACCCTGACCGAACGCTGGTCCGATTCCGGGATGGTCCGACCGGTGACGCCTGGTCAGGCTTGCACGGTTATGGTCGGTGATGAGCTGGTGGTGACCGGCTATCTCGATGAAGTGCTGCCCGACTATGACGCGACCAGTCACACCATTTCGGCCAGTGGCCGGAGTATGGCGGCGGACCTGATTGACTGTAGCGGGGAGCGGAAGCCTATGAACAACAGCACGCTGCTACAGATCGCTTCAGCGCTGGCTAAGCCTTACGGGATCACGGTCATTGATGCCGTGGGAGCCGAAAAGCCATTCCGGGAGTTTGCAATAGAGGAAGGCCAGCCGATTGCCGAGGCCATCGAGCGGGCAGCGCAGATCCGGGGCGCCCGGATCGTGAGCGACGCCGAGGGGCGCTTGGTGATCGTGCATGCGGTGCAGCGGGAGATCCGCACGCCGCTTGAGCTGGGCGGCAACATCCGCAAGGGCTCCGGGGCGTTCAGTGATCGCGACCGCTTCAACACCTACATCGTGGAGGGCCAGACGCCTGGTACCGATACCTGGTTTGGCGACGATGCAGCAGGCCCAAGAGGCGAGGCAGCAGACCCGCGCGTCCGCAAACCGCGCACGACCCTGATTGTTTGCGATACCCCGGCAGATGCCGTCGATTGCAAGGCCCGCGCTGAGCTGGAGGCAAGGATGCGTTGGGCGAAGGGGCGCGGTGTGACCTACACCGTATGCTCGTGGCGACATGAGCAAGGGGTGTGGCGTCCGGGTGACCTGGTGCACGTGCGGGATGCCTACCTTGGCCTTGATGAGCGGATGCTGGTCAGTGACGTGCAGCTGATAGAGAGCGAACAGGGACGCTCAGCTGAGCTCAGAGTAGCCCCGCCGGCAGCTTTCGAGCCTGTTCCGGTACCGGAGCCTCAAGTCGACGGTGACAACCAACAACTGGGATGGATTGCCGGCCAACGGTAGCCCCCTACAACAGATAAGCAGGAGATAGAAATGGGAAGCTCGGATAACACAGCCAAACATGGCGAGAGCAATAGCCAGGAGCGAATCGAGCACACAGCCGATAGCGTCATCGTCACGCTGCACGAGCCGATCACCTTTGTGGTCAGTAACGCTGAGAGTGAGCGCACGGTCGACAAGCTCACCTTCCCGCGCAAAGTGAAGGGCAAGCACCTGGTGGCGACCGATCAGGCGGAGGGAGAGATGGGCAAGAGTCTCGCACTGTTGGCAAAAATGGCAGGCATACCCCGCATAGCAGCGCACGAGCTGGACGGTCGAGACATTGACCTGTGCATGGAGGCTATTGAGCCGTTCTTGCCCGGTCACCGAGTTATGGGCGAGCGATAGCACGCGCGCCTACTGAAGGGGAGACGGCATTATGAGCAATATGGTGACAAGCGTTGTCATGCAGTTGGTGGACCGCGTGAGCGGTCCGGCCCGGCGGCTGCAACAATCCCTTTCCGGCCTATCACGGCGTGCAGGCTTAGATCGCCTCTCGACGTCCGCTCGTCGGCTCAGCACCTCCATGCGGGGCGTTGTTGACCAGGCTCGGGGGCTCACTCAGCGGCTGGCCATTATCGGCGGCGCAGCCGCCGGCGCGGTCTGGGGGGTGGAGCGGCTGGTGTCTGGGGTCACCGACGTCGGAGCGGCGGTTAAGGAAAGCTCAGAGCGCTTGGGCGTCGGCACCACCTGGCTCCAGGAGTGGCAGCAAGTAGGCCGGCAGTTTGGGGTCCAAAACGATTCACTGGTCGATGGCCTGAAAGAGCTGTCCATGCGAGCCGATGAGTTCGTTGTCACCGCTGGGGGGCCGGCGGCTGACGCGTTCAAGCGATTGGGCGTCGGAATGGATGAGTTACGCAAGACTGAGGGGCGCACCGAGGCCTTATTCGACCTGGTACGAAGCAAGCTCGCTGAGGTGGAAAACGACGCGGAGCGGCAACGTATCATGGATGAGATTTTCGGCGGCCAAGGTGGTGAGCAGATGGTCGAAATGCTCCAGGCCAGCCGCGAAGAAATCGAGAAGATGATGAAGGCGGCACATGAGCGTGGTGCCATCCTCAGCCCGGAGGAAATTGAGAATAGCCGGCAATACACAAGGCAGATGGGCGACTTCCGGCAGGTGTTGTTTGGCATTCAGACTCAGGTGGTGGGCCAGTTGCTGCCTGGTATTACTGAGTGGATCAAAAGCACCGGCGTGCTCGCAGCAGAGAACCGGAAGGCGATTGGCCGCGAAATTGTCGAGGGCCTGAAAGCGTTCTGGGGCGGCTTGAAGCGGATCGGAGAAGCCGCAGGGTGGGCCGCGTCGTTAGTGGGTGGTTTCGGAAATCTCGCTGCCATCGTCGCTGGCGTGTTTGCCGGCAAGTTCCTCGTTTCTGTCGTCCGGGCGGGGCTCTCCGTATTCCAGTTTGGCCGGGACGTCGCCCGCGTGGCTATGAAGATCCTCCCCCGCTTTATTACCGGGGTGACTCGTGCGTCCGTTGGCCTGTTGCGACTGTCGACCCGAGCGGTTGCCGGTGCGGTCACGGGGTTGGCAGGCTTGGCGCGCGGGATGATCGGCTTGGCAGCGAGGGCCATTCCGGCGGCGATTGTTGGCATTCGAGCCCTGTCGCTTGCCCTTTTAACCACGCCGGTTGGCTGGATTGTCACCGGCGTTGCCGCTGTGGCGGGTGCGGTCTACCTGATATACCGGAACTGGGATGGCATAGCCGAGTGGTTTAGCGGTCTGTGGCAGGGCATTAAGGGCTTTTTCAGCCAGGGTATAGGAGAGATCGCCAGGGACCTACTCAGCTTCAGCCCGGCAGCCTTGCTTATGAAGGGCATTGATGCTGTGTTTGAGCTATTCGGCGCCCGGCCTCTGACCGAGATTGGTCAGGAGTGGATCGGTGGGCTCTGGGGTGGCATTAGCGAGCGCTGGACCCAGCTCACCGGCTGGCTGTCGCAGAAGATGACAGAGCTCACCGGCTGGCTGCCGGATTGGGCCAAGGACCGCTTGGGGCTTGGAAGCATGGCCGCGCCACAAGCCAGTGGAGCCCCTGTCAGTGAAGGGCGCCCATCGGCTATGCCTGCCCCGGCGCGGGCTGAGGTTGGCGGCGAGCTGCGTATCGTGGTGGACTCGGAGGGTCGGCCTCGTGTCGCGGAGGTACGCCGGAATGGCGGCATGGACTTCGACGTTGAAAGTGGCGTCTTAGGGGTGGCGCCGTAAACGGACTTTAGGCGGCGGTTGCAGGGGCTTTATAAGCCGTGTAACCGCCAGCTAAGCGAGAGATCAAACCCCGCCCAAACCCTCGAACCCGGTTTAAAACTGGAATTCCTATCCCACACAGTGAAAAATACGGAAATCCAATTATCGTGCGCCGAGGGTAAGAATTATCGTGCGGCGCTACATCATGCAACCTGGCGGTTCGATCGGCAAGCAGACCGATCGCGCCGCCAAATCCCAAGACGAGAAGCACGGCCATCAAAATGCCGAATTTCGCCCGCAGGGAACGAAGCACCAGCCTATCCCTGATCCTGCGGTGTTTCCGTACGTTCATGATCACTCTCCTCATTTGCGTTCTTATTATGAGTGTTCTTTCCGGGCGCAGACCTAGTCGACGGGCAGTCGAACAATTTCCGGATCTATTTTTTGATGAGCCTATTCTCGCAGATAACCAAATACTGTATCTATTCAGATACATCTGAATCTCATGTAGGAGCAATCCGCAAACAGCAGGAATAGGTGTACATCCTCTTGAGACAGGATCGGATTTAGCCGAATCTACCGGTCGCTCGACAGCAACGGCTGCGGATCGAATAGAAAGCGGGGGAAGGGCAAGAGAAGCGGGCCGGTCCTAGTCAACCAGCCCGCTGGTAACGGCAAAGCGGATCAGTTCGGCGTTGCTGCCGATCGCCAACTTGCGCATCAGGCGTGTCTTGTGTGTGCTGACGGTCTTGTTGCTTATTTTCAGGAATGCCGCGATATCGTTCTGGCTGTTGCCCTTGGCCAGCAGGCGCAGGATCTGCAGTTCACGCTGGGTCATGTTGACCGGCAGCTCTTCCGTCACCGAGTCGGCCTCGAACGCGATCCGTTCGGCCAGTTCAGGGCTCAGGTAACGTCCCCCGGCCACCACCTTGTGTATCGTGTCCAGCAGCGTCTCCGGTTCGCAGTCCTTGGTCAGGTAGCCGGAGGCACCCGCTTTCAACTGCCGCCGAGCGATCTGCGGTTCGTTATGCATGCTCAGCATCAACACCGGCAATGTCGGGTAATTGAGGCGTATCCGCTGCAGTAGATCCTCGGCACTCATGCCGGGCATGGTCACATCGAGCAGCAGCAGGTCGCATGTCCGATGGCGCAACAGCTCCAGCACCTGATTGCCGTCGGCCACTTCGCCTACCACCTCTATATCCGGACTTTCGGCAAATAGCTGTTTGAGTCCCTCGCGCACGAGGGTGTGATCATCCGCCAGACAGAGTCGAATCATGTGGAGTTTTACCCGTAACGAAATACCCGGTTACCTGGCAGCGCAGGTCGGTTCGGTAAAAAAATGACGATATGGCCGATATCGCAATCATCCTGATCTGTTCCATATGCGTTCCCGCGGATAACGACCACCCACCATATCGTCATCAGTGGGGGTGCTCCGCCCGGAACCAGCAGGCGGTGCAGGTGCACTGTGACAAAAAAAACAGGGGGATTCTATTGGGTAAACTCGGATTTTGTTGTAGGAAAATTCTGAACCAAGAGAGGAATGGAAGAGAGGAATAATCGTTGTTCGACCATTCCTCGGAGACCTCATACCGGATAGGTTCGGCCGGATTGTACCGAATCAGATCCGATACGGGGTATTTGAGCTCGCACTTCGCTCCAAACGAAAGAACGCCATCAGTTTCTGCAACTGCTCGGCCTGGGCGCTCATCTCCTCGGCGGTGGCGGCCAGCTCCTCGGAGGCGCCGGCGCTCTGCTGGGTGATCTGGTTGAGTTGGTTCATCGCGGTGTTGATCTGGCCCACGCCGTTGGACTGCTCCTGCGACGCGCTCGCGATCTCCTGCACCAGATCGGAGGTCTTGCGGATCGACGGCACCATCGCCTCCAGCAGGCGACCGGCCTTCTCCGCCAGCCCCACGCTGCCGCGGGCCACCTGGCCGATCTCCTGGGCGGCGTTCTGCGAGCGCTCGGCCAGCTTGCGCACCTCGGCCGCGACCACGGCGAAGCCCTTGCCGTGCTCGCCGGCACGGGCGGCCTCGATCGCCGCGTTCAGCGCCAGCAGGTTGGTCTGGTAGGCGATCTCGTCGATGATGCCGATCTGCTCGGCGATCCGCTTCATCGCATCGACGGTTTCCTGTACCGCCTGGCCACCCTCCTCGGCCTGACGGGAGGCGCCGGTGGCCATCTCGTCGGTGACGCGGGCGTTGTCGGTGTTCTGCTCGATCGAGGCGGACATCTGCTCGATCGAGGAGGAGGTCTCCTCCACCGAGGCGGCCTGCTCGGCGGCGCCCTGGCTCAACTGTTCGGAGGCGGCGGACATCTGCTGACTGCCGGAGGC